AATCGCATAACACAAAGCATAACAAGGAGAACACAACATGTATGCTAAAATTAACGGTGGAACAGTAGTAAAGTTCCCATACACATTCGGAGACTTACGTAAGGATCACCCTAACGTGTCATTCCCTAAGAACATCACAGCAGGTATCATGCAGAAGTATAACATGGTAGGTGTACTGGAAGGGCCACAGCCTAGCACTACAGCTTACCAGACAGTACAGCGTAATGCATTACCTACACGCCCTGTTACTGGTCAGTACACAGAAGAGACTGCACCTATGCCAGAGATGGTAGGTGAAGACATCATTGCTAGTTACTGGATGATTAACTACACAGCAGTAGACATGTTTGCTGATACTACAGAGACAGACGATGAGGGTGTAGAGGCTACTACAACCAAAGCTCAACATGAGGCTGCGTATCAGGCTACACTAGATGCTGCAGTTGCTGAGACTAATCGTAAGACACGTGATGAGAAACTAGCTGAGACAGACTTCTATGCTTTGTCAGATGTAACAATGACAGATGCTATGACAGCGTATCGTCAGGCTCTACGTGATATTACTTCTCACTCTAACTGGCCTAACTTGGAAGACGCAGATTGGCCTGTTAGACCATAATATAACTTGACTTTCAAACAATTATGAGTTAAACTATGAGTGAAGTAAAACTATCTCCTGAAGAACTAGAAGATATGCTAGATCGTGCAGCTAGGCGCGGGGCTAAAGAAGCCTTGCGTTCTATTGGTCTACTTGATGATGCTGCACATAAAGATATTACTGAGATGCGTAGTTTAATAGAAGCGTGGCGTGATACTCGTAAGTCTATATGGGCAACAATAACAAAATTAGTCACTGTCGCCGTACTGACTTTTATAGCTGGTGCAGTGTGGATGACAATGGGTAAATAATAAGGTAAAACATTATGGCTAAGAAGTTTGGTGGCTTTACACCACAGCAACAACAAACACTGTTATCTAAGATGGGCTACACAGGCCCAGCGCAACAGGATGACATTAATAAGTTCATGATGTCTAGCCCTAAAGCTGCATCTATGATGGGCAAGTATGCTGAGATGGCTAAAGCTCGTGTAGCGGGTGGCCCTCGTACTGCTATGAATGAAGGCGGTACTGTTGTAGGAAAAGGGGGTAAGTATTACATTAAAGACGCTCAGGGTGCATACTCACAATCTTACGACACAGCATTAGATGCATACTATGCTAACAAAGGCCAGACAACTAATCCTACTACAGGATCGACAGTACAGCCATACGCAGGTCTAAACACAGGTACTACGGATAACCAGCCTAACACTACTGGTGGGTTTGATATGGGTATAGACACACCTGAGCTTATTAAACAGCCAGGTGACTTTATAGGTGGGCCTGTATTACCTGGGCCTGTATTACCTGGGCCTGTATTACCTGGGCCTGGATTACCTAGGCCTGAGTTACCTGTAGGTCAGCCTGTAGAACCTGAGTACGATCCCTCTAAAGGTCTACCTACTGCACCTGAACTAAAAGAAGTAGACGCTTTAGACTTCTTTAAACAGAATACAGGCGGGGGATATTACTTACCTGACTATAATGAAACGGCATTAGCGGGTCTTGTGAATGAAGGATCAGACTTAAGTGGTGCTACTGCAGAAGGTAATATTGTAACTTTTGCTGATGGTAAAACTATTACAACTAAGAGTCCTGAAGAAGCTGCACAAGTAGTTACGGCTGCAGGTGCTTACACTACGGAAGTTGTACAACCTAATAAAACAGCACAAGAAACGTATGACAAACAACTTAAGGCGTATAAAAGCTACTACGGTCAGCAAGCTACAGTAACACCAGAAGGAACACGTGCTGATTATGATACTGCACAGGCATCTTTGTCTAAAGAGCAAAATCTTCTTGAGAGCTTTAAAAAAGAACAGTCAGTTTTGTCTGAAGATGACCCTCAATATGCGGTACTTCAAGGCCTTATAGACGAGCAGACAACTAAAACAGACAATGCTAGGATTAGTCTAGCACAAGCAAAGACTAACCTAGAACGTGTAGGTATGCCTAGCACTACAGAGATGAGGGCAGATGCACTAGAAGACCCTACGTCTATGGTTACTAAAGCTGATGTAGTTACTGTAACTGATGAGCAACGTGCTGCAGGTAAGATAGCTGAAGGTACAGGTCAGGCTGCTGCAGAGGCTGCAAAAGCTACGTTAACAACAGCGGATATTGCTGATGATGTTGTAGCTCCTACAGCCAAAGATGCTGCAACATATGATGCTACTCTGGTAACAGATAAAGCTAAAGCAGAGTTAGATAAAGTTGAAGCTGCAACACTAGATGAGTTTTCTGATGGTGTTATATTTAAAGGGGAAGAAGGGGAGCTTTCAGAAGGTGCTTACGCTGATGAGGCATTAAAAGTAGCTGCAGATCGTATCCAAAAGGTCAACGAAAAGGTAGACTTAGAAGTTACTAAACTACAACTTGCAGAAGTAAAAGGTAAAAACCTAACAGCTATACAAACAAAAGTGGCAAAGTCTTCTGCCTTACTAGATGCAGTAGCAAAGTCACATGTAGTTCAACCTAATGAGCTTCCTACTCCACAGCTTATTGCTGAAGAGGACATGGCGCAAGCTAAGGCCATGACTGACACAGGGTTAGACAAAGATGCTATCCCTATTGCTGCAAAAATGGCAAGCTTCTCTGTAGACAATGGTACATTAGCTAAGGCTGCACAAGGTGATGTAGATTCACTTGCTACAGTAGAAGGTCAGCTTGGTAAGCTAATGAAGCAGTTTGACGATGGCACACCTGCATGGGCTGCAGGGGCTATTCGTGCAGCTAACGCAGCTATGGCTTCTCGTGGACTAGGTGCATCCTCTATGGCAGGTGCTGCTATCCTACAGGCAGCTATGGAATCTGCGTTACCTATCGCACAGCAAGATGCTAAAACATTTGCAGATATGGGTATGCAAAACTTAGATAATCGTCAGCAAGTTGCTGTTGCTAATGCTGCTGCACAACAAGGCTTGCAATTACAGAACTTAGACAATGAGCAAAAAGCTAACCTTCAAAAGAGTATTAATGCTTTTGGCTTACAGACGCAAAACCTGTCTAATCGTCAAGCTGCTGAAGTTGCAAACGCACAGATTCGTGCTACTTTGCAAGGACAAAACTTAAATAACAGACAGCAAGCTAATATTGCTGAAGCAGCTAGATATGCTGAAGCAGCTAATATTAACTTAAATAATAAACAGCAAGCAGCAATGCAAGATAATTCAAATGCTTTGCAGACTAACTTAGCTGAACTGTCTGCTGAACAAAGTGCATATATCAATAGTGCTAATGCTGCAGCCGCACTGCAAGGTCAAGTTCTTTCTAATGATCAACAAGTATCTATCTCTAATGCTGCAAGATATTCAGAAGCTGCTAATATAGAGTTTACTGCAGAACAGCAAAATGCATTGCATAACTCTAAGTTAATGTCATCCATAGGTTTAGCTGAGTTAAGTGCAACTCAAGCCGCTACGTTACAAAATGCTGCATCAGTTGCTAACATGGATATTACAAATCTAAACAATCGTCAGCAAGCTGCAGTACAAAATGCTAAAGCGTTCCTACAAAAAGACATGACTAATCTGAGTAACGAACAGCAAACGGCTATGTTCAAAGCACAGGCTACACAACAGGCATTGTTATCTGATCAAGCTGCAGAGAATGCTGCTAAGCAGTTTAATGCAGCATCTGAGAATCAAACTAATCAGTTTTACGATAATCTCAGCACACAGGTTGCTATGCAGAACCAAGAACAAACTAATGCTATGAATAAGTTTAACGCTGGTGAAGCTAATGCTATTTCTGTAGCTAACACCGCGCACCAAAACAGGCGTGATGAGTTTAATGCTAACAATGCTTTGGTGCTTGAACAAGCTAATACCCAATGGGAGCAATCTATCACTACTATGGATAATGCGGCACAGAACGCAGCTAACCGTGATTCAGCGGTAGTAGCTAATAACCTTACTGATACTACATATAACAACATGCTACAGCAAGAGCGTGATGCATTAGACTACGCTGTTAGAATTGCAGACCGTGAAGATCAACAAGAACATGCTCTTACTTTAGAAGGTATAAGTAATGACGCAGCAGCAAGTGCAGCTAAAGGCTCTGCTGTAGGTACAGTGATTGCTACAGTAAGTTCATTACTTTTAAAGGATCTCTTTTAAGCTATAGGATAAGACATGGCATTTATTAAAACAAAACTATCTACAATAAGACCTGATGATTTGTATGACACACTACGTCTTACTTACGGTTTTAATGACGAAGAACAACAAAAGCAACCTGGCATACTAGCTAAACCTGCAGAGCCTGTATCTGACAGTGATGTTGTTGCTGCAGGGTTCTTTGATTATGTATTTACTAAGTCTAGAGAACGGGCTGCTAAAGTACGTGCTGAAGCTATGGAGCAGTACGCACGTGATTCTGCTGAAGAGGCAGCTAAGATTCGTTCTATTCTAGGTATTACAAGGTCTAAGGCTCCTACAGGGCAACTATCAGATCAGGCTAGGGATGCTATGTTCAGTAGTTCTGATATACGAGGCACTGAGTTGACTATGAAGGATAACGCTAGAGAAGCGCAGGATGTAGTTCAGCCTATGATTACACCTGTCTCTAGAGGTGAACAGCCAGAGATGGCAGACAGCCCAGCGCCTGTTGATGCACCTAGTGTAGATACTAGAAGTAATGAGATGTTAGATAAGGCTATACAAGATGTACTTGAGACTGTTGTTGATTCTGATGTTAGTGATAGTACCGACAGCGCTAAAGATGTAGAGGAGTCTGTACCCGTAACTGCAGAAACTACTGGCGAGGGGCTTATGAGTCGTAGAGCAGGAGAGGTAGAGGCTAGGGAAGGTATGGGTGCTCAAGCAGAAGGGTTTTTCAACACGGCTGTAGCAGAAGGCTTTAATATAGTAAAGAACAGAGTAGGTATGGATGAAACTGATTGGGCGTCTTTTAAAAAAGAGGTGGCTAAAATAGAGTCGGGAGGAAAAAAAGACCCCTACAGGGTAAAAGGAGGCGCAAATAACCATTATGACGGTAAATACCAACTGGGTAAACTAGCTAAACTAGATGCCGCTGATTTGTTAGGTATGAATATCGGGCACAGTAAAGAGGATAGAGATTCTTTTAGAAAAAACCCTGCGCTTCAAGAGAGGGCTTTCGCAGCCTTTACGGCAAAAAACCATAACACTCTTATGAAAAAGTCCGATATTTATAGAAAGTTATCTAAAGGACAGCAGATTGCCGTTTTGGGGTATGCACACAATCAAGGTGCAACTGCTGCCTCAAAGTGGCTGTCTTCTGGAAAAGTGGGTAGCGATAAATTTAAAACTAAAGGAACAAAATATTCTGACGCTATAGCCGATTCATTAGGTGTAATATTGCCTAACTTTGGATCGTCCGCTCTCGCACCTAAAACGTCAATTCGCCCTAAAGCAAGGCCTACTGATTAATGTTCGGCTTACCCCTAGAATTAATAACAATGCTTTTCTCTACTGTGTTAGGCGGTGTTATGTCTATATGGGGCCAGAGCATAAAAGCTAAGCAAGCTCAAAACGAGATGCTTATGCAACGTGCAGAGTTTAACAGAAGTGCTGTAGCTGATGCACGTGACGCAGGTAAGAATGATAAACACTTTGCTTGGACACGTAGGCTCATAGCTTTATCTGCTGTATTCTCTATTATAGTATTGCCAAAGCTAGTCGCTGTATGGTATCCTGATGTAAGCGTATATGTAGGATACACTGAAGCTACTGGTGGTCCGTTATCTTGGCTCTTTGGTCCAGCAGAATCGATACAGTGGAAGATGGCTAAAGGCTTTGTAATAACTCCACTAGACACACATATCGTATCAGCCATTGTAGGACTCTACTTTGGTGCAGGTTTCACTAAATAAGGTATAACAAAAATGTCACTTTCTCCTTTTGATAGACCTATTCCAGGTCAATCTCTTACAGCAGAACCAGGTAACGCCCCTTGGGAGAAACCTTCTAAGTTCTCTGATCCACTAGATGCACTTGAGATGTACATAGAACGGCTCGCTGATGATGAAGTTCTTAACGATGTAATTGATCTTATTGATGCAGGAGCACCTTTGGATAGTATCTCAGGTTCTATGCTTAGTACAGGTGTTTTAAGAGGTATGCACACTGTAGATGTAAAAATACTACTACGCCCCTTGCTTACTGCACATATTAACTCTCTCGCTGAAGCTATTGGTATTGAGGATTATAAGATTACCTTTGATGACTACAAAGATAAAAAAGAAGAAGAAGCGCTTAAATTAAAGAATCGCATTAAAGCTAAGTTAGATAAGATTAAAGGGCCACCAGACGAAGGTGAAAAGATTATGAAAAAGGTTGAGCAGTCTATCTCAACAGAGGGTGAAGTACAAGAAGCTGTACCTGCTGAAGCTGCAGTGCAAGAAGATGTACCTACTCAAGAAGAACCTAAAGGCTTAATGGCGAAGGAGCAATAACATGAGTGCAAAGATGTTCTGGGCACATGCCTTAAAAGGCTTTACTGATACGTTTGCAGCAGGTATTGAGCGCCGACAAGATCGTATGGAAGACTTATTAGATAACGGTTTTGATGCAGCTAAACGCATTGCACCTTCTTATATGAAAACACAAGGGCAGTTTAAACAAATTAAAGAAATACAAACTGCTATGCAGCGTGACTTTGGTTTGACAGATGACGAGTTTGTAGCTCTTGTTGATGCTACAGATGTGACTAGCTTGTATAAAGATGTATATGATACAAAACAATATCGTGATGCTAATCAACTAGGTTCACTGGATAAGTCAGAGATCCTGTCTCTTGTAGATATGCCTGATGACTTTAAGTTACCTGAAGGTATGACAGCAGATGCAGCTATTAGGCAAGTCCTTGGTTTGCAAACTGCGTCACTACAGAAAGAGACAGACCCTAAAAGTGAGGGTGCTAAGCAACGGTCCTTTGCTCAAGCAGCTAAAGACTTGTTTATGCTTGATCCTCGCATGTCAGCAGAGCAACAGCTTAAGAACATGAAATACATGGGTGTTAACGTAAATGATTTGATTGCGTATCAATCTTTGGGCGGGGGTAGACAAGATATCTTCTCAGATGTTTCTCGTACTTCAGAGTATAGCTTAAGTAAAGATGATTATACTGCTGCAGACATAACACGTACACAGAACTACGCAGCTAAGCTTATGTCACTAGGTATTACTAACTTTGATCTTAACGATAGTGTACAGTTTGCTGATTACACAGAGGATAACACAAATGCAGGTGAAATTAAGAAAGCTGTCAATGATACAGCTTCTTCTATGTCCAGCCTAGAGCGTCAGATTATCATGGCAGGACGGGGTAATGAACTGTTCGCAGGGCGTGTAGGACGCTTCCAGATTATTGATCAGCTATCTCGTTCAGTAAATTCACAAGACGAAGCAACATCTCTTAATTCAAGCATTAAAAGCAACTTCGCTATTGATGTTATTAAAGGTGCTATTGCAGAAAGCCGTGAGCTTACGGATGCAGAGATTGACATTATTATTGCAGGTGAAAGACAAGAAGAGAAACCTATTAGTGCAGATAAAAAACCAACGGATGATCTACAATCAACTGTTGTGCCAAAGGTAGAGACTACAGTAGAGGCTGCAGTACCTGAAGTACTAAAGAGTAACGTTGAAGTACAAACAGCGATTCAAGAACTACCTAAAGATAAGCAACAAAAGGTGATTGAACAGATCAATAACGCCTCTCCAGACACACAGCTTAAAGTAGCTGACCTGCTTATTGAAGAAGCTCAAGCACCTACATTAGAAGCGGCTCCTGCGTTAGACATTAAGTCTGCTGTACAGCAAATAAATGAAGTGCAAGAAGGTACAGCGTCTGTTGAAGAGAAGGCAGACAAAGTAATTGATATTCTATTAGAGAAAGCTAATATAATTGCACCTACAAACGAAGAAGAGCTTGGCTACTTTAAGGATGATCTAGACGAAGCTATGGGTGAAGACTTTGGTTTGACTCTTGAGCCAGCAGTTAAAGATGAGGTTATCAGACGTGCTGAGAGTTTCTCTATTACAAGACCAGACTTTGATGCAGGTGTAGAAATTACCACTGAACCTGCAGGTGAGTTTGAGTTTAATGGTGTGACTTATGATGAGTGGCAGGATATGTCCCGCAAGGAACGTAAAGACAAAGGCTTACCTCAAGGTGAGTTAGGTGCTCAGTTTAAGTTCAAGCGTTTCCAGAAAGGTTTGCAAGGCAGTCCTTTTGACAAAAGCCCTACGCAACCAGAAGGTAGTGTAGAAATAGATAAAGCACCTGAGCAAATTAATGTATTTGATATTACTGCAGAAACAGGTATCAACGATGAAGATACAACAAGCGATGTCCGACTAGCAAGTGCAGCAGTTAATGTTTATAACGATATGAGAGAAGAGTTTACTGATATGTCTGTACTACAAGGTGAGGACGGAAAGCAAGTCATTAAAGATTACTTAGAGAGTAATAACTTACCTATCAATGATACGCTTATTATGATGATCCAGATGCAACTACCTACTGAGGAATAATAAATGTCAGATAAGTATACGTACTACTCTCCTGAGTATATGCAAGATAGAAAGCTGTCTGAACTAAAGTCTAACGGTGCATTTCTTAGTGATGCTATTACCTTCTTAAAGAGTAAACGAGGTAATTACACAGATGATGAAATTAAGAAGTTGTCTGCTGATGATGTAGTGTCTCAGGTTCTAGAACACTTCCGCTACCAGACTATGAACGAAGTTAGTATGTCTAAAGACTTCTACTACATGTCAGATACTAAAACACCACAGAACGAGAAAGAAGCATTCGGACGTTTGATGTTTGCTTTTGATAACTCTAAAGGTGAAGGATTGTTTGACCGTGGTATAGAGAAAGTAGGAGACTATCTAGGTGCTACACTTACTGCGCCTAGTACTTACGCATCTGTACTGGCTGGTGTTGGCTCTGCAGGTACAGGTACTGCAGCAATACAAACAACTAAGGCTGCATCTCTAGCGGCCCTACGTGAAACAGGAAAGCAGATCATAAAACGTTCTCTTGTATCAGGGGCTATTGATGGTTCTGTTGCTGCTTCATCTGCGTTTGGTAGTGAGAAGTTAAGAGAGAAAGCTGCACCTGAGATAGATGAAGAATATGAAGTGAACACAGGTAATGTTATAGCTTCAGGTTTATTAGGTGCTGGTATTGGTACTGTAGCCTATGGCGCTCCTGCTATGCTACAGAAACGAGGTGCTAATAAATTAGTAGATGTTATAGAGGAAGGGAGAGGGGCCACCGCTGAACGTCTTGTAGCAGCTAGAGTAAAAGCTAAAAATACAAGTGAAGATGCTGCTAAGACTAAAGAAGGTAAACGTCTGATGAAGTATATCACAGACAACACCCTTCGTGCTATTGATCCCAATCTTGTTAAGGAAGGCAATGTAGTACGGGAGAACATCTTCAGTGATGAACTTCCTGATGGCATTGTGGGGGGCTTTAATGCGGATCTTATACAGAGGATTACTGCTGCGTCTTATGAACTAGCTAAAGGGCTAGGTGTTAAGCCTGAGAAAGGGCAACGTATTACAGAGTTCTTAGCTAAAGATATTGCTGGTGGTTCAGACTTAGTTAAAGCTATTGCTGATGACTATGGTCTAACACCACGTCAAATCTCTATGGCCTATGCTGCTGAGATTAGTGAGGCTGCTCGTAAGCTTGCTGCACAAAGTCAGATCGTATCTCGTAGCAAGAAGATGATCAGCAAAGAACAGCTAGAGAAATATAGTAAAGAGCTAGATACTTTGTATGATGCAGGTATGTCTACTGTAAAAGCAGAAGATGTAAAAGTAATCGAAGAAGTTAATCGTAGTCTGTCTAGCCGTGTGTATCGTCAAGCTAAAGGCTTTGAAGATGCAAGACGTATGTTTATGACTTCACAGCCAGCTACTACCATGCGAAACAATATCTTCTCTGTAGCTATGACAGGTATTGATATGCTTGATCAACTTAACACTTCTGCAGTTAAGTTATTATCAGGTAATGCTAAAGGCTCTGTTGCTACGTTTAAAGGTACACTGGATAACTTAAAGTATCTCACAAATGATCAGTATGTAGCGGATGCTCTTGTAACCACACTGCGTCAAGAAGCACCAGACAAACTCTCTCGTATATTCCACGATGCAGCCATATCAGAGTCTAAGGTAGTAGGTGATACTCTATTGGCTAAAGCAGGTGCTGCAGCTAACACACTAAACACTATGTCTGACTTCGTAGTTAAACGTGCTGTTATTGCAGGTACGATTGACCGTGAGCTTAAGCAATTAGGTAATGATGCGCTGGGCACATCTGTGATGGATATGCTTAAGAAGGGTACGATAGAACAGCTACCTGATGACATCCTAGATAAAGCACTGAAAGAATCACTGGCCTTTACATTCCAGCGTAAGTTTGGTGGTAAAGAAGCTAGTGCTATAAGTAAAAAGACTGAAGAGCTTATCAACTTTGCACATAATAACTTCCTAACTATTGCTGTACCTTTCCCTCGCTACTTGGCATCACAAGCTAAGTTCTTTAGTGACTACTCTGGTATAACTGCCATTCGTCACGGCTTCCGCGCAGAGGACATGGGTAAAGCTATGACAGGTGCAGGGCTTTCTTTTGGTGCGTACTACGGTGTGTACAGTAATAAAGTGCACGATGATATGGAGTGGTATGAAGCACGTGATCCTATGACAGGACAGATACGTAATGCTGAAGCTGCTCTTGGCCCTGCTGCTGCTTTTGCTTATGTATCAGATTATGCAGCACGTAAAATGGAAGGCTTACCTGTCAAGAGGGACGGTGAAGTCATGGATGACATGGCTAAGATATTCACAGGTACAGAGTTTCGTCCTGGTGTAGGTCTATACGATGATGTAAAACGTGCTATTGATGCAGGTACAATGGAGCCTATCTTTAAAGCATTGGGTGATCAGATGTCTGCATTCACATACCCTGCTGCTGCATTGAAGGACTTCTATGGTCAGTTTGATCCACGTAGCTCTTACATTGCTGAGACACGTGATCCTACACTGAGCATGTTAGACTTGTATGGTATTAACGTTCCTATGAATCTCTATCAGCGTGTGACACGTCAGCTACCTGACTTCCCTGATGTTGATCTACCACTGGTAAACTTCTTTGAGTCTTCTACTCGTATGCAGTATCAGATTGAATATGCACGTGAGCAAGGCATTGTAGACGAAGGGTATGACGCTATCAAGTTTGACATCTTTGGTGATGGCCCTGTACGTTTGTATAACCCTATTGAGAAACAGCTTACTGGTTTCCTTGGAAGACCCCCTAAGAATGCTCTACAAAAAGAGATGACACGTCTACAGGTGGACCCCTTTAAGTTGTACTCTCCTTACCGTGAAAAGAATGCTACACTAGAGTTGTTCACGCAACAGAAGCTACAGGGTAACCTAGCTCGTGAAGCAGAAGAGTTTATACAGACTTCCATTTATACTGAATCTCCCAGCGCAACAGATAAGCGTAATAAACTAGAAGGGTTCCTGAAGACACAGATTGCACTGGCTCGTAGCGAAGCGCGTGATGACTTAGAAAGCTTTGCTAATGATGATCGTTTCAAGGGTGACTATCAAGCACATATACAAAGTGAGTATCAAGCGCTTGGCCCTAGAGAAACGGAACGTGCAGAGGAAGCATGGGAACAACGTCACGCTGCTGTAGGGTATACACAGGGTGTTAGCTTTGATGATGCTCTACAGATGGTGGATGATGATCCTGACATAAGTGAAGACGATAAAGGTGTGAAGCGCACTATCCTGTATCGTACTTTCGTAGAGTGGGGTAAGTCCTACAAGAAGTACCTAAAAGATGCTACAGAATGAGAAGAGGGGCCAAACGGCCCCTTTACTTTTTTAACCCATGCATTGCTGCACTTCGCTCTGCCCACATCTGCACCTCTACTAAGTTCTTCAATGCTTGATGTTTCTCTTCTGTATTGTGCACGTTATCTACTATGTATTGCTGTAGATTCCTAGCGTTTTCTTGTAACCCTTCTCTAAACTGTTTATGTCTCCCAGAGATAAATGACTGTGCTTCTTTCTCTAGACTCATATGCCTTCCTTCATAAAGACCTTTACCCACTGTGCACAGATGTCACTACGTACAATGTCATCAACACCAAACTCCACAACAGGTACAGGTATCATGTGTTTCTTTGCTAAGTGAATAACTTTAGACAGACCATCACCTTCTTTTAAGTCTGACTGTTGTATATCACCATTAAGCACAATAGTACTACCTTCACCCACACGAGTCAACAACATCTTAAGCTCATGTGTAGTAATATTCTGTGTTTCATCTACTATAATGAAAGCGCTGTCAAAGCTACGCCCACGCATCAACGCCAGAGGAGCCATCTCTACATTGTTGTTCTTGATAGCTGTCTCTAACGTACCCTTACCCCAATGTTTCTCTAGCACGTCAAGCACAGGTAACGCCCAAGGATAAACCTTTTCTTCTAAGCTACCAGGTAGGAACCCAATGTCTTTACCTACAGCTACATGAGGGCGTGTGATAACTATCTTGTCAATCTCTTTGAGTGTATACAAGTCTGCTGCGTAGGTAGCTGTGACGTAAGTCTTACCTGTACCTGCTGGACCTAGTACAAAGACTTGATTGTATTCCTTTAGATAATGTAGAAACTCTTTCTGTTTATCTGTTTTCGGCGTAAGACCAGAGGTCTGCTTGGATTGGCTGTTCTTGTAGTTTGTCTTTCGACGTGTGCGTGTTTGCTTCTTCGACTGCTTCAAGTCTATATTCATCTAAGTTATCTAGTACCTCTATTGCTTGTTGTACTGTTAGTTTGAACCACTCTCCGTTAGTCTCTGATGCAAGCTTGGTTGCTCTAGTGTGTGCCTGTTGCTCTGCCTTGCGTCTATTATTAGAATATACACTGTGTTCTAACACGTAGTCACGGTGTGGGCTGCTAGTTTGGTAGCCACTAAGCCTATCTTCAGCATCAATAGCCATACCTATCTTAACCCAATTAGGCCACGCTTTGTTTGTTATAACATAGACATAACCTTCCTTGATACTATCTAACTTATATGTACCCTCAAAGGCTGCATCGTTAAACGTCTTGTACTTTCCAGGTTTATGCAATGGGTGTTTTTTACTAACTTCTTTACCATTGACGTACATCCTGTTTGCGTCCCGCTTTCTGACTGCCTCAGGATTGTCTTTATAGTACAATCTTTTTCCTGTTTTTGGATTCACATCTTTTATCATTATGTTTCCTTTGTTACCTACATTAAAGGAAAGCCCAGCGCCTTAACGCTGAGCCTTACATTGTTAGTCTGTGCCAATCACTTTTTCTTGATACAGTTCTTTACCTGCATCGTAAGCTTCAGTGCCTTTCTCAATAGCATACTCCCCTGCTGGTACTAGCACTTCATCAACTAAACTTACCGTAAACACAACTAATACTATCGCTTGGATTGCGGATGTTAACATATTAAACTCCTTCTAATTGTTTCTCTAGTTCTTGGTAACCACCTATGTAATTACCTTCTATATCCCATATCTGAGGTACTGTCTTTATAGATGCTTTATTAAATAAGTCAAGTACCCACTTGGAATCATTGATAGAGTAGTAACTAAATACTCCACCTTTGTCTCTTATAAGACCTACCGCTCTGCTACAGTACATACAGTCGGACCTGCCTACTATAACATACTGTTTCATACTAAGTCAACAATCTCACAGCTATCCCCAGAGCAAGCCATCGTCTGCATAGATACTGTGTTATCTTCACTTTCGTATTCATTGAGTAGCTCCCAGTCAATCTTAGCTGGCATCTTAGAAAGCATTTCTTCATACTCTTCCTTGGTGCAGTCCTGATAAGGGGCTTGCTGATATGTGTGATCTGAGTGAGGCAGGAATGATACACCTGACATTTCATCGAAGTGTTCATATACAAATGCACCCACAGCCATCCACTCAGCATCACGTACTGAGATCGTCACGCTAGGCTTATGCTCACACCATGAGCGTTGATACGTCAGCCACGTCTTAAGCTGCTCTATGGCTGTCATATCGTTTCTAGTGACTGCTTTGTTAGGTGACTTAACAGGGAAGCTAAACACTGTAGTAGTGTCACCCTTCATTACACATGGCTCGTTAGGTACACCTGCATCCTTCATGAACTGTGTTAAGGGGTCTTTATTATCACCACGCACAGTACGGATATAATAGGGACTATGGCGAGCATGTATCCCAGAGGCTGAATCCACCAGTTGTGATACTGTTCCCGATGGTTTAATGCAGCTAATCGCAGCGCTATGAGGTATACCAAGCCTGTCAGCCCATTCAGCATTAGTAGTAACAGCCACATTTCTAAGGTGTTCAAGGGTCTTCTCCAATCCAGCATTTGCTGATGTCATCAGAGGGTTATCCATTATTCCCGTAAGTGACACACCAAGCAAGCGCTCTTCTTCTGTGTTGTTTGTCCACACCTTCCGCAGATAGGGGAACTTTGTGTATGAGGACTGAATGGTTCCCAGAATCGTAGCGAGTTTAACTTTTCTAGCAAGGTCTTCCACAGTATCTGTAGCACGTACAACCACCTCTGTTAAGTTACAAAACTGATATGGACGCAAGATGATTTCGCTGCACGGGTTAGTGCCAAACTCATAATTGCTATCACGCCGCCCAAACTTAGCTGCTTGCTTCTTAGATGCTTCACGGTTGAAGATGCCACGCTCACCAGACTTACTCTCTACCAGTGCTGTCCACTCACGCATAAACGTTTCCATGTCAGGCTTCTCAGTGTAGCACACAGAGTTATTAGCTAAGGCTCTCCAACTGGCAGTCTCCCACCACTGTCCTGACTTAGCGTGACGCATCCTATCATCAGACAGGTTAGACAGACTAATCATAGCTGAACGCCTCACTCCACCTACGACTACGATCTGACCAATGAAGCACATCAAGTCATGACATTCTACACTAGACAACTTACGCCCTTGTACATTCTTGAATGTAGTGATAGCAAAGTTAAATAGTTCTACTAGAGGCGCTGGGCCACTGGCTCTACCACCAAACGTTTTTAGCCTAGCACCTGCAGGACGTACACGAGAAACATCCCACTTAGGGATCTCACCAGCCCAGAGGAGTGCCAACACTTGACGGAACGCTTTAGCCCAACCTTCCTTACTATCTTTGACAACGACTGTGGTATCACTGTAGAACAACTTAGGCACTTCAGGGAGCTTGCTAACGTACTGCCTCTCGACGCTGAACCCAACGCCTGTACCACACAAGAGGATGTACATAGCCTCATCGAAGCTTTTAGGGTCATCTACGGGTAAGTAGCTACAGTTGTAACCTGCTGTGTTATCTCTATCAAGCGCTGGGCCAGCAGTCATCATAGCCCTCATAGATGGCATGACTTCTAAGTTTAAGATAGCGTTATGTATTTCATCTGTTGTTGCTTTGTCTACCTTGTTATCTACTAGGTTGAGTATGTAGCGGCCTACAGTAGCACCCCAGTTTTCTCGCCCGTCACCGTCATAGTACTTGGCATATCGTGATAGAGCAATGAAGCTCTGGTAGTCTGTTGGTAAGTAGTTGCTCATGGTTTTTGTTTTACCTCTATTTTTTTAATCTCTGCGTCTAGGTCATATACAACATCCTGTATAAGCTCCTTAACGGTTTGCTCATACATTTCTTCTGATATAGGAAGTATGTTGTCTTCTTCATCTATATCTATTGTCATTCTAATATCAAACTTCATGCTGCCTTTTCCAGTAAGTCAGTAAGATCAGGCTTCTTATAGTTTTTACCTTTCATAACCTTCCCATCTTCACGTAGGATAGGGTTACCATTGCTGTCTAGCTTAGACATGTTGCTATCGTGTACACGTGTGAATGCCTCACTAAGAACCGCTTCACCGTAATGCTCTAAGCCACTGTCTAACAAACGGCTAACCGTACCTTGTTGTTTAATAACTGTCTCACGCTCAGCGTCACCCATAAGCATACCTATGTGATCAGGTGCAGTAAGCGCAAGACCTGTAGAAACATATAGTAGATCACAAAGCTCTTTTAGGTGCGCTACTGTACCATACTTCTCAGCCATTAGCTCAGCCATCTCTTCATCAATAAGCTTAATCCACAAGCGAGGGTCAAGAGATCCATTAAAAGCTTTAATGAAGTCACCTACTTTCTCGTGTGGCATCTGTGGTTTCATTGCATCTATGTCATCCTGGCTAATCATTTATGTTTCTCCGTATAGCGTTTGCGTAGTCTGTTGAGATACCAGATAGCTTTATCAATATCCTCTAGACCATTCTTGTATTCGTGACGCCATAGATACTTTAAAACATTAGCAGCGTGTGGTGCTGTTTGTCCTGACATGTTCTCAGTCATAGCTTCTATAGCATCAATACATTCAATACCAGCTTGGTTGTAGTGTATGGGTTTATTTACTGGATCTATTATATCGTCAAGCGAAACAGATGTTAGTGTTGGCTCTTTCTTCATGCGTTACCTTCCGTCTTAGTCCAAGCATTCAATGTATATACATTACCTTCACGTGTGACTTCTAGCGCTTCTTCTTCCTCTTCGTCAACACCCATAAGATGATTACGATGTTCTTCTACTAAGTCATAAATGTCAGGATGTTCAGATGCTACATCAAGGAAAGCAGACATCATCGTAGCTATATTCATGATATGTGCCATAACCATTTCAGGTACAGGGCTGTCGTTAGATGCGGATAGCTCAATAGATACATCACCATTCCAATCTTCTTCGTAGTTCTGTGGACGTATTACGATAGCTATTTCATCGTCACTTAATGTGTAACCCATCATACTTTCCTTTTTGTTTTAACTTCTATTCGTTTAGCTTTGATCTCTTCACCGTCTTCGTTTAACCAATCTTCTGGTATCACACGGTGCGCCCACTTAAAGCCATACTTGTCACACCAATCACAGTACTTAGACTTAGCACCTTTGTACAGCCTTGACTTAGCATTACTAAATACAAATCGTATATCTAGCTCTGGATGCTGACGTTTTACCTCACGGTGTTTACGCCTATCTGCTGAATCAAAGATACCCTTAGTCTCAATGATGATGCCGTTGTCAAGCACGAAGTCAGGTGTGTAGGTACGATACTTTAAGTCTTCCCACTCTACCTTTAGTAGTTCGTATCTGACTTTCTTTTGTTTAGGCTTAAGCCACGCAGCAACCTCTCTTTCAAGGCCACTGCGATAGCTCTTGGTGTGTCTACGCTGCGTCACTGTTATCCTCAAGGTATTGCGGATCAACAAACACGTAGTCTACCATTGGTGGTTCTTTAGCGTTAGACTTAACAGCAGGTAGTGTCTGCAGGTTAGCCCAACACTTATGTTTAAATGCACAGAAGCCACACTCACTACCCAGCTTTAGGTTACCTGTAGTCTTACGATAGTGAGTCTCAGGGATAGCCTCAAAGCAACGCTCAAACGGTTTGTCTTCATTGATGTGAGATACAGTAGCTTCGATTCGCTCAAGCACTTCATCAGTATCTACACTTGATGCATCTACATACTTAAACTCACCATTAGCTTTGTTCACTACCCACCAACCACCAACGCCTAGCTCTGCTGCAGTAGCGTAGCCGACTAGCTGTGGGATATACCCAAAGCCATCACCTTGTGCTAATGCTTCTAGGCTAGCAAACTTGTTCTTGTATGACCAAGGTGATGCAGACTTAACGTCATCCACTTTGCCATCCATAACCATGTCATACTCGCCGTTGATCTTAGTACCATCACTAAGCTTGAGCGTAACGTTATCGTTGTCCTTGAAGTCAACATCAGCAGCACGAAGAAGACCTTTGAATACAGCCTCTACAATATCCCCAATGATCATGTTTATCAGGAAGTGTGGGGGTAGAGGTGTTTTATCTTCTGGGTCATTCTTCTCAAACCACAACTGACAAGTCGGACGCCCAATGTTGGACATCCGTAGTTTAAACTTGTCACGTGGACCACTGCTGAACTGTTTCTTTAGTGCAGCCTCAACATCCGCAGCTACTTGCTTACGGTTGTCTTCAGCCATGTCTGTCTCACCCTTAGTAGCACGTGCTAGGTAATCGTAGACAGCTAGTTCAGCATGATGGTTCATCAGTCTGCCTCTTCTACATTGACAAACGATGCTACAATAGATGCATCATCCTCAGAGATAGTCTCTTTGTTCTTTTCATCCCACTGCTGCAAGATGTAAGAGTTCTGATACTCAATGTAATCCATGAAGTCTTTCAGTGTAGTCTGATCTTCAGGGGTGATGTCTACCTTGTCACCTGCATTAAGCTTCATGATAGCGTAAGTGTTACCATTAGGTAGATGATCTTCATCCGCAGCCAGGTTAAACGTGTACTGAATAGGTAAGATATTCTTACTTGTCAGAGCAGTTAAAGCCCCGTCCAATGACTTAGTGCTTGAAGGTGGAACCTCACACACAAACGGCACTGGATCAGTGATAGCATCTACAGGATTACCTGCTTCGTCAATGCAATCATTAGCAGTTAACATACCAAAGACAATCTTCTTACGCTTGATGCTACGGATTAAGTCCTTTGTCTTCTCAGGTACAGAAGCCCAGTCTTCAATGTAACCAGACGGTCTACCTAAGTTAAACCCACCCATGTTATCCTTCAAGTCACCCTTTAGGTCAGTACTCATGACTGTTTTCATCATCTTATCTTCTGATGAATCCCACTTGCTCCACTGTTGACGTACAGCAAAGATGCGGATGTTAGGGTTGACGCTATAGACTACGTTGTCTTCCCCTTGTGTGATCTTGTATGACCCTGATGGTACTACCTCAGTCTTGACTGACTTGCCATTGACTTCGATGCTACCCATGATGCCGTTGTGGATCAGGTTAACACGTGGTAGTGAGGCACTCTTTGTTTCACCCCCTGTGTTTGATACACCAATAGCTTCCGCTAAAGACATACCAAGATCGTTTTGAATTGCTAATTCTGTACTCATACTTACTTCCTTTTTGTAAAGTTAAAAGATGCTTAGTTATACTCTAAACGTCAGTCATGTCAAGCCAATTATCACCTAATTTTGCTTCTAATAATAGAGGCACATTCATGGTAACACCGTAAGCCTTTTCGACTAAAGAGTTTAGGTCTTCGTTCATATCCGTAATAGTCTGAATCACTGCTTCAATCTCATCAGGGTGTACGTCAATGACCACTGAATCATGCACAGAATTAACTAAGCATGACTGCATATCCATCAGTCTACGTTCTATCTCACACAATACAACAGGCACTACATCACCTGTAGCAAACCCCTGCACTGGATAGTTCTTGATCATCGTGAAGTGTGTCACGCTACCGTTGCTACGTCTTGTCACATCAGGGAAAGCGTACTGTCTGCCACTCACATTAGTAATCTTATTCAGGCGTATTGCCTCACTCGCTAGCTTCTTATGCCACGCTGCTACGCCTTTGTACTTCTGTGTGAAGTGTTCGTAGTATGCAGCTACAGCCTTACTTCTGCCATACCCTGTAGCCCCAAAGAGAGGAGCGAAGGTGTGGGGCTTAGCTTCTTGGCGTGACGTAGGTTCACCTGCATCAGTGATAACCTTTGCAGTGTAACTGTGTACGTCAAACCCTGTGTCAATCTCTTCCATAGCAGTCTGATCCTGTGACAGGAATGCAGCGGCTCTAAATTCAAGCTGAGCAAAGTCGGCCTCACAAATCTTACCGCCAGACCACCTAGATATAAACACACGTTTTACTGGGAAGGTTCCCCCTCTTGGCATGTTTTGCATGTTGGGATTGCGTCCAGAGAATCTACCTGTACTGGTGATGTGTTGAGTGAGTCCCACGTGTAGCATTCCTGTGGTTGACTTTCTATAAACATTAATCCCGTCAACAAAGCTACTAAGGTAACTAGAAATAGCAGAAAGCCTTTTAACATCAGTAAGAAAGTCCACAGCACTATCCATCCCGTTGTTCTTAGCAGTAGCAATGAGAGTGTCCAGGTTGTCTTTACTTGTGCTAAAACCATTAGCTGATACCCACTTCTTACTTGGTGCAGCGAAGCATAGACCAGCCACTTTGTTTATCTTCTTTAACTGATAGCCTCGTGCATCACAGTCCTTACAGTTGTTAGGCTTCTTAAAGAGTGAGCCATCCTTCTTTACTTTGTATGTCTTACCTTTCCCTTTACATGTAGGACAAGTGAAAGCCTTAGTGCGAAGAATCGTAGTAGAGTTTGCTGCAACTGCTGACTTAAACTCTTCCTGTGTTTCCACGTAATCAAAGAGCGCAGCCCATTCTTTTTTGTTATTTATTGCAACTGAGAACACAACCTGTGACATCTGTTCAGGTGAGTTAAGATTGATAGGTGTATCACCCATAAGATCCCTGACCTTGCGCTGTAGACGCTCTTCTATCTGTGCTTTCTCAGTCTGAAACTCTTTACGTACTACCTCAAGGGCGTTGTTATCCACACTGAATCCTGACATATACATTCTTGTAAGGGCTTTACAGGTGGCGAAGGTGACTTCTCTGACTGGAAGAAGGGAGGTGGATTCTGGTTGGGCGTAGTCGTGTTCTTGACTGAGGAACAACTCACGAGTTGTGAGCAGGTCATGCCTAAGATAAAAGCTAAGCTCATTGAGAGGTATTTCATTTGTGTTATATCCTTCCTTAAAGTAACGCTTGAGCGTGTCATCCTTCTGGAAGTCTAGCTCTCTGCGTTCAGCACAAGCCTCTAACCCTACAGGTATCTTCTGTCCACGTGCAAGCAAATATTCTGCTAACATAGTGTCATAGATAGGGCCATCATACTTGTAGCCACATTCCCATAACCACATCAAGTCATGCTGTGCGTTGTGCATGATCAACAGAGTAGTCATGTCTAGGATAGACTGCAGCACGGCTCTACCGTTACCACTTGTATCCTTGTGCTCTACATGGTCTAGCGTAATGATGTTTTCGTTCTTCCAGTTATCTACATCAAGCACCCCCACTTGTGTTAAGCTGTTGCCTAACTCGAATGGGTCCATGATAGTCTTGCCATCACGTTTAGTTGTTGTGTTCTCTACATCCAATACATTACGCAAGATACTGACTCCGTTCACCGTCTAACTCACAATGTACTACGCCATGCCAGCCACCCTTGAGTTTGTTCTTGGCAATGTTGAGGTGGCGTTGATTACTTTCTTCATCATCCTGGCCTTCGACTAGCTTGTTCTTAGAGATCAATACCATCAGGTCAGCCTCTGCTGCCTTGCCTGTCTTCGATCCTTCTAGCATAGACTGATCTACACGTACCATACCTTCAGCCACAGCACTCAACTGCGACATCCATATGATAGCACAACCGTATTGCTTAGCTATGTTACGTGCATGGATAGCCGCTTCCTTGAGGTACACATCTGACTTGTCGCTAGTCTTGTTAGCAAACTTGTCACCCATATCTAAAACTACGATGTTAGGCTCATATGCTTTTACAACTGCCTCTACCCATGACATGTCCTTGCCTGTACTATCCTTAACAAAAATGTTCTTACGTACAGGTTCATAACGTAGTGCAGCCTGTGCCATGTTAGCTTTAACTTCTTCCATGCTCATACTGGTAGCCGCACTGAGGTAACGTGCACCTACACGCTCATAGCTTTCTTCATTACACAGGATCATACACTTAGCACCTTGATGTGCAAAACCATCTGGCGCTGCGATAGTGCTAGCATGGAAGCTGGTCTTACCTGTGTTAGGACGTGCACCTACAACAACTAAGTGTCCACCACTGATACCCTCAACCTTACGGCGCAGGGATGGTATGTTCCACTTCCATTGTGATTGTATGTCGTTAGCTTCAAGTAAAGTATCAATGTCCATGTCATCCCACTCTATCTTTAGGTTAGGCATGAAGTCATCTTGATAGTCACGTATCAAACTACGTAGTGGTTCCAGCGTATCCTTTGTGCCATTCACGTAGTCAAAGCCAAGGTTAGCTATCTCTTCACCTACTACCTGTTGAAACAACTTAGACAATACATCCGTAGCTATATCAGTGTTAAGCGGTTTCTCTTTAGCAATCTTGTGGAACAGGTCACGATAAGCTTCCTTATTAGCTGTAGTCATGCTGTTGTTGCCAGCATAGAATAACGCTTCTAGTTCTGATGGATTCAGCGTCTTCTCATACGTGTTCATAGCATAGTCTAGCGTCTGCTTGATCTTACGTACATCTTTAGTGAATATCTTATCAGGGCAACGGATGCCCTTGTGGTTATCATAGAACTCTTTGTCCATAAGTGTACGGATAAGTGCTAGTTCCATCATATTGTGTCTCCTCTAAGACTGTGGCTAGGCGTACTCTTTCTTATTAATGTACTGCCTATCCTGTATTTCCTTCTGTAAGTATGCAATCTCACACTGGATCAACTTACGCTCATAAGCTTCAAGCTTAGGGTGTTGTAACCTAGCCCACCACTTCTGTAGTTCTACTTGTAGTTCTTTAACTGAAGTCATTTCACATCTCCTTGTGACCAATAGTCCCAGCTTTCTATGTGCCCACCGTCATACACAGAGTCAAGTGCGTTGTCAAACTTTTTATTATTGATGTACACTCGACACGCTTCCAGTACTTCATCAACAGACAGGTCAACGTAGACATGACCAAGCGGTACACGTGTATCAACGATTGCGGTTTTTGGGGTTGGCGAATCTGGCATAGAATGCTCCTTCTGGTGATTTGAGTGCAGCCATAATATCTAGTAGCTGCTGATATGTTATAGAGATAATCTCGTGTCTGTTAAACTCTTCAGTAAACTGACGTATAAATACAACATCATCCTCTCCAATGATAACCTCTACATCTTCACATATATTCGATTCATCTAGTGAATTAATAATAGCTGCATCAGGTTCAAACTCTACAGTGTACATTAGTTCTCTTTCACTCCTATGCATGGTAGTAAGATAGACAGCTTACAGTACTTAGGATATTCGTCATACGTCATAGCTATCAAAACAGGTGGCGCAGCTATAAGTAAAGCTACAATAGCTGACGCCTTAATTGCACCGTTAATGTTACCTCTCATTAGTCATTCTCCCTTAATGCTCTCCACGACACAGGGAACAGGTCAACCATAATACAGTCAATCTCCCATGCTACCTCTGCTGTCTCTGCTTGTGTGTCAGGCGCACAGCGAAGCTTACACATGTCAGCAAACGCATCCAAGCTACCTGACCAATACCACTCAGTCATCATAGACTGTGGCAATACCGTACGTGCTTGCTCTGGACATACACCCTTCTCAAGCAACTCTTTGTAGTCGTGTAGACAAACTTTGTGACAACTTTCAAGTAATAAGTCCATATCCTCATCATACCACTCGCCAGTACTACCTTGCTTCTTATCCTCACTACGTCCACGCCAAGACTTAGGCACGTAAAACTCAGGCTCGTGATCTACGTATCTTCTTGATACTTCATTCCAGCGCAGAAACTTATGCTTGACTAGCTGTCTAGCTACAAAGACTGGAGCCTTGATATGGAAGCTGGCAAAGCAATGCCCGAATGGGCTGATATGTTTGTGCTTGGCTAGATATTGAATCAACTTCTTATCCCTAGCTTTCATGTGTTGTTTGAAGCTGTAAGCATCTGACTCTTCATAGTCCCACTCACTCTCCTTGCCAAAGCTTACTCGTGCAGCATTGACTACAGTCAAGTCGTTACCCATGCTACCTTTATATGTTACTTCAATCATGTCATCTCCTTAAGTTTCATTATATCGGACTCTACCTTATACTTCAGGTCATCGTCAAGTCGTAGTGCTCTTGTGTCTAACCCTGTCCAAGCCTCTATCTCTCGCTTGTATGCCAAGGTCTTGTGTGAAGCATCAGGGTCAAGCGCTACAATAATCCTGTAAAAACCATCTAAATGTTTCATCATAGTAACATTAAGTGATGTACCAAGTATAGCAATACCTGTCAGTCCTGGCACAAGTCTAGCTGCTGTAACTGCACTGATGACATCCTCTACCAGTAAAGCTATACCGTTGGACTTACCTACTGTACGTCTGTATACATCAGCTACCCCACTGTAACGATACCACTTTGGTATAGCTCCATCTAACGCACGTCCTACAGCATCTATAAGCCTACCATTATGTCGTATTGGGAACACAGTTCGTCGGTCTTTGACATCATACATCAAGTCTTCGTACTCTAAGTCCCAGCGCTTGACAAACTTAGTGTGCAGTGAATGCTCTGCGCTGGGCGCTACCACATGTTCAGACCACGTAAGCAACTCTTGCTCCTCTTTCTTTTGTTTGTCTTGTGGGCGTAACCTAGTCATGATCTCTGATACTGTCATGCCTGTACTAGCAGCACCTCTGATGCGACAGTCAAGCTTGTAACAGTTATACAACACAACGCCATCCTCTTTGGTAGCAGTGAATGTGTTCTTACCACCACACCAAGGGCAGTTAGAGCGATGCTGTATTCCTTCTTTAATATCAAGACCTTCTATGTAGTTCTTAATGTTCTGCATTAGCTTGATCCCAGTAAGCTTTCTCTTCTTCCGTTGTCTTGTAGTAAGTTTCCATAAAATGTTCTATACCATCAGAGTGATAGTGTTTATTACGCTTATCACTACCCCACCTACCTGTTGTGTAGTAGTATGAATACCTTTTACTGTATCTGTTCTTAGGTTCTTTATCCTGATAAATAAACATAAGTGCTTGCTTTTCGTGTACATAATAAGCAACACCTTTATTATCTAGGTATTCTTTTACGTACTCTAGTGTTTGACCTGTATACTTCCTGAACTTAGGCTCACCTTTTGAGTTACGTCCTACATAAGTCCAACCCTTTTCTTCTTCTTCAAAAGTAACTTCACTCATTGTTAACTCCTCTTTTAGATAGTGCAGTCTTAGCACCAGTGAATGTATTAACCATGTATGGTCTTACTGAATCAGGGCTACGGTGTCCACTGACTTGCATGATGTGAGCCAGGTCAGCACCACCCTCTACCATCTCAGTGATAGCAGTGCGGCGTAAGTCCATAGCAGTGATATTCTTTGGTAGTCCAGCAGCATCCTTGACTTCATTGATAGCACCATCAATCTGATCTACTGGATAAGGCACATAAGCTCCTGCTACAGGCGTGGTTTTAGGTGTTACGTAGGTCTGGAACCCAAAGTCTTCCTTCTGCTGCTGTAGCATGGCACACAGAGCCTCTGAGATAGGTAAATGAACGTCTGCTCCACGCTTACTTTGTGTTAGGTCTATGCGCTGAGCATTTAAGTCTACCTTATCCCAAGTCAGAACACGCATGTCACCTACACGTTGAGCTAGATCGTAAGACATGTGAACGATCAACCCAATGCTGCGCCACTTAAAGTCAGAGTATGCAGCATCAAGAAACTGATAGACTTGATCACGTGTCCACTTCACCTTGCGTGGCTTGTCTGATTCAGTCTTGATAAGTCGCACAGGATCGTTCTCAATAATGTCAAACCTCATGCAGTGCTTCCACGCTGCGCTGAGTGCAGACTTGCGATAGTTTGCTGTGCGAATGCCAACCTTTAGCCAATCCTGGTATGCTTGATTAGTGTGTCGAGCCTTGAGTGTCCTAGCTTGGTAGTCTTCTAAGCGTTTACCTTCTATGCGTGTATCTAATGCACACTCTAAATGCTTTTCGTATTGCTTCTGTGTTGTGCCTGATAGTTTAGCAAAGGCTGTGCTGTTTAGGTAGAACGCTACTAGCTCTCCAACCTTGGCTCTTCTTTTTGGCATAACCATCTTACCACTTCCTTCTTGTCTTCCAGTAAACCCAACACTCTAAGCAATGACCCTTGCCTAAGAATATGTCAATCAGAAATACTACGTTGGGTTTACTCTCTCTTTGCCACTGGTGGTTTCTTGCGCTGAATGTCTGGTTGTTGCTGCCGCCTAGCAGTACGTTTATCAGAACGCTCAGCGCTGTTAGTATTCTCTTCAAGTATCTTCCCAATCCAGTGCGCGGATTCATCATGTGGGTCATCCTTATCTGTTCCATGTGTCAATCTAAGGCTCCTATATAAACTAAAAAGATATACAAGAAGGGGGCCAGGATATAAAGGGATATACCCCAGCGCAACACTTCCTCAAAACATTGGATAATAAACTTCACCTTTATCCATCTCTTTCTTTACATGTTCTAACTCAGCACGTAGGTAATGTGTATCTTCATTGTCACCCATCCAATCAGCATCATCAATCTGTTGCTGTAACTCATTGTGATAACGATGGATGTTCTTAAGGTTTTCTATATTGTACTTAGGCATTTATTGGCTCCACTTCTGCATACCAATTCTTGCTTTGTGTAGCTAGCTTGTATGCTTCTGTTCTATTACTTGTGCTGTACCAAAAGACAAGACCACCGTCAATGTCATAGAATTTCACTCTGTAAGTCATTATTCTGTTTCCTCATTGTTATAATACCAAGCTGTTGGGTCATCAGGTAACACATAAGGCTTCCAATGATCAGGGTTACCATCCTCTCTTGCAGGTGGACGAAAGTCAAACATATTTTTCAATGCCCAAGACTTATCACGCAGGTCATTTAATTGTGACAGGCGCACATCCATCATCTCCATTGAATCATCTACCATGCTGTCTATACAGATGTACACTTCCAAGAGTATCTTTACTTCATCGCGTGTCAGTTCTGTTTTAAGTGTCTTAGTCATTACGCTGCTCCTTCAATCAATACATAGCGTGTGTAGTTCTGGCCTGTCGTAGGATGTTTACCCTTAACACCATCAATGCGGTAACCTGACTTGCGTAGCTCACTGATACGCTTGGTGAATGACTGAATGCTGTAATCTAGCATGGCTTCACGTTGGGTCAGTCCCTTGGTTGCACGTAGGTGTTTAATAATCTTAGCGTTTTGTGTGGTTTTCATTGTACTACCTCTATTTGTGTTTTGATACCTTCCATGCGGCTATACTTTTCCGCATGTCTTTCTGCTTCATCCATACGCTTCACTGTGTGATAGCATATCTCTTTGTTAGTCTTAGTGCTTGTCAATATGATGCGTATCATGATGCCGCCTTACCAAAGTCATCCTTAAACATATCAAGCCAGTCATGAGGGTTGAGGCCAGTTTTAATAAACTCCCTCTCAGCATCGTGTAGGTCTGGCATGGCGTCTTGAATTAGCATACCCCCTTCCCAAGCCTGTAACTGCGAGGCAGTCACGTTTATTTCCATAGTTACCTTCTTGCCCGACCAAGGGCTGCGGCGTGTTACTTTCATGTGTCTAGCTCCTTTATATAACAGTTTTTCATCTCACTGCCATCCATTGCTCCACCGAAACCATTGGCAGTGTATCTTATTGTGATTGCTGGGCCATTAGGTAGGTTTTCCCACTTAACACGGTAGCCATCATTGATCCAACGTACATCATCACCATTGGCTAATGCCTGTGTCAATTCTCTTAGTTGCATTATTCTAATCCTTCTGCTTACTGTTCATTTGTGCACATATATCTATCAATGTGTCAACACTTTTCTTTGGGATGGTTAGATTGTACTGCGTAGCATCATGCGCCACACACATCTCACCTGTGTCATACAAACGTGCTACCCATCCTTGACCTAAGTCATGTGTTTTAGTTAATTGCATAGTTCTATCTCCTGTTTAATTGCTTCCAGTGCATTGATAAGCCCATCAATAGTGTCATCAAATCTGATAGGGTCATAGTCATCATGATGCAGTTCACCAACGTCTGCTATCTCTTGTGCGTTTAGAAAGTCACCCTCACTTGTACGGCTCCAATGTTGAGCGATTGATATGGTGCGTCCCTTATGACGTATCACAATATTGTTGAAGTCAATCTTGGTCATAGTAGTACCTTCCTGTGTTTGTGTGGTGTGGTGACGCCTAAGCATCAACCACGAAACCAGATGTATCTTTCTTAGCTTTGCCCTTAGCATATAGCGCTACAATGTGGCCCCCTTTTGGGTCTAGTATGCGTAGGTCATCAGCGTCACCATTCACAACAGGCAAGCCCTGCCATGTCTTAGCGTTGAATGCTTTGCGAAATACCGTTGCCACGTTCATGCCACGATCTAATGCGGTTTTCATCATGGCAGCGTAACTATCTGATGCGCCACTATAGGACCAAGTTAAATGGTAATTCTTAATATGTGCCGTGTTGCGATTCGCTATCTTAGTATAATCATAAAACTGGACGCGTGGGAACAATTCAAAGATAGTATAGCCATCAAGCTTGACCAGTTCCCAACGTATATCTGTTGTACCATTGAGACGAACCACAGGTTGAATGCCTCGCTTGCTACAATAGTTTTGAAACTTGGCAATGTCTTGCATAAGCTGACGCATGAAACCATCACGATCAGAGTAAAACCATTGTGCTTTGCGTTCCCTTGCGGTTTGAACGCTATTCATAGCACCACGGCCAGCAGTATTTAAGCAAGCATCAATGCAACCAGCTTGTTCTGCCATAGCACAAGAGTTAAATGTTTTGCCTTTAACTGATACTTTCCACGGCGTCATGTATACAATAGCAGTAAGATATTCGTCACCGTCACCCTTAACTGTCTTGGCGTTAGTGCCAACCCCTAAAAGCTTATAAGTCATTGTGTCACCTTTCTGTTTGTGTTGCCCTATCGTGGACTGATTCGGTTTACTTAGTCAAGTATTAATTTTTGTAGTCCTGTCTTCTATGTTTTGGTGGCTCATGTGTCTCACCTATGCAGGACTTGCTAACACCTGCGAGCTTGTAAACATTAAGGCAAAGTATCAAGGCGCGAAGCTACTCTTTGCGTTTAACTTTCCATCATAGCACCACCGTAGCGATGCTATCAAAGACAGTTAAGCTATCAATTCTTGTATTTTTTCAAGCTTTTCTGTCCATAGTCTTTTATAGGTTTTATAGCTATCATCATAGGCGTTTAACTTTTCATTAAATATTGAGTAAAAAACACCATAGCCTTCAACTAACTTTATCAGTTCAATTTGCTTATCTTTTGTCATGTCGTTTCTTTCTGTGTTTGTGTTTCGATGTAACAAGCATGCGCAGATACAATTCAGTATTGCAACAATTATTTTAGTTATTTGTTAAACTTTCTTATAAGCTATTGATAATAAACAAAAACAATTAGTAAAACCTTGGATGAGTTAAAGCTTTGAAGCCTAGCACTCATTATACTTATATAAGCTCTACTCTAGGTTGCATAACTAGGATTGACGCAGCTTAAAAGCGACTGGCTGTTTGTGATCACAAATAATGGTAGGCTTGGTAGAGTGTGATCACAAATGTAATGCATGCACGTCTAGTGGTGTATTCTGTGATCACAAAAGAGGGGTG